TCTAATATTTTTAAAAACAGATTGCAATTCATCTTCACTAAATCCAATATTTTTATATCTTCTTATATCAGATGGTTTTAATTTTAATTGACCAGTTGCGTGTCTTGCAAGTTTATCAAAAGAAGTTATTGCTGCTAATCTTCTTGAAAAAGTATCTACTGCATGAAAACCAGAAAAGTCTGAGGTAATTCTTGTAGCAACATCTAAAGTTTTTTCTACTTTTCCTACTTTAGTTGTCATTCCAGCAAAATCATCTGTTCTATTTATAACAGAATCTATTAACCTATTAGAACCTGTGCCACTAACCAAAGTTTCTATTTCATCTAAAAATTCATTTGTTAATTTTCCATCCTTTGCTCTAGTAACAATATTTTTAAACTCTGGAATATATTTAACAAAACCTCTTACTCCTGCTGTGCCAATAATATTTCCTAATTCTGGAATCTGTGCAAAACCAACTTGGTTAAAAACATTCGCATAATTATATTTTCTTATATTTCTTAATACTGTAGCGAATGCACCTTGAACATCTCTTTCTGTTGGAATACCAATAACATTTTTATAAATTGTTTCTAACGTATCTAACTCAAATTTTTTTCTCATTCTACCAATTTTTGTTTTATATTTTTTAAACACCTCTGGAAGATCATAACCCGATTTAATTTCATCTAATATTTTTGCATAATCATCTTTTGATTTTATCCCAACTCTTGCAAAAGCAACATGACCAGACATTTGATTGATATAAGAGCCGACCAATCCTTCTGTGTTATTGTCTAACATATCACTAAGTTTTACACTAATATTGTTAATAATTTCTTCGTGAGTTTCATCAAAGGATGCTCTTCTTCTAAGTCTTGCAGGAACTTGAGGAGGTTGTGGTTTGAGTAGCACTTTTGCTAAATCTGAAATCTCTCTTTCACTTAATTCCGTGTAATCTCTAATAAGATTTCTTAATTCTGTTTCATCAGTTGTTTTTAATATTCTATCAACTGACAAACCATCTCCGAATTTTGATGAAGTAATAATTCTATATATTTTTTGTGCGATTTTTAAACCATCTACATCTGATAAATTATCAGATCCTTTCACTAAAGAATTTTTTAAAAAATTAATGACATTTTTTTCACCAATTTTTTCTTGAACATCTTGAATTCTGGATATGGACCATTGCCTAGGAAAATAATTTGGATTATCTAAAATGTCTGCAGCACCTTGAACACCCGATTCTTTTAAATCATCAAGCATTTTTTTAAACATAACTCTTGTTGCATCTGCTGCTTGATTAACAGTTGTAATACCAATAACCTCACCTCTGATTGCACGAGAAACTAAATTAGAAAATTCAATACGATCATTTAAGTTATATTTAATTCCATATTTTTTTCCCTTAACTTCGTTCATGTATTTTTCAAAAGCAGGTTCATATTTTTTATAAAATTGAATCATTCTTGTTCCTGCATAATTTTGTTTATGAATATCTGCAGTCAAGATTGATCTTGAATAATCAACATTTCCAACCGAGTCCTCTAAAAGTTTTTCAGATGCTGATCTCATATATGGATTAGCAGATCTTCTTAATATAGAAGATTTGTCAATTCTGAATTTTGCACTAGCAACATTAGGTGTTTTATCTACTCTATCAAAAAAATTATTAAGAAGATTATCAGCTGATATTTTTTCTTTTATATCATTAATCATTTCATTTTCTTGTGTAGTATATTTATTTGTTTTTGTTGGTTTAATTTTCTTTTGTTCTTTTAATAAATCATCTACTTCATCTATGTTTTCATTAATTACTGGACTTCTTTTTGATCCAAAATATTTTTCACCTTTTTCTGTAATTTTGAAACCCTGTTCTTCTAGTGTAGATCTTTCAAATGCTTTTCCTAATTGTTGAGATTTTGAATCAAATTTTTTTAGATCAGGATGACGTGGACCTAAAAATCTTGTTAGTCCACCTGTGACTGTACCTGCCATAAGCATGGCATAACCAATTTCCTCAATATCTCTAGTGGGATCTGAAGCTACTACTGGAGCTGTAATCAAACCACCTTGTCCTGCACCGACAGCACCTCCACGAATATACTTAGAAACTCTTGATGCACGATTTGCATAAATAAAAGGTCTAGCAACACCGAAGGTTACAGCATCTGCCACTAAAGCAAGTGGATCAAGAAGTGCCGCACCTACTCTTAAAAAAGTTCCTGTACCACCTAATGTTTTTAATTTTTTATTTGCTTCTTGTGATTGAAGTATTCTAGCTCTAATTTGATAAGCCTGTGCTAACGAACTCGCATTTCTAAATGACGAATAGTATTGAGGATCAATATCTTTTGTGACTGCTTTAAAACTTTCTTCATCAAATTCAAAATCATAGTCAGGATTTAATTCTAAAGATGATCCTGCTTTTAATAATGATGGAAGTATTTGTTCTTGTTGTATAGCAAGATTAATTCCTTCACCTATAGATATTTTTTCTTTTTCTTCTTTTTCTTGTAATAGTTTTTGATCTTGAGTGCTAAGATAATCTGTACTTAAAATTAAATCTAAATTAGTTCTTTGAGACATTTAGAATCCTACGCCAGTTTCAGCTTCTTCTTTTCTAATTTTTTGAATACGTTTTTGTTTTTCTATTGCTTTTTCTTGTTCTTTTCTTTTGTATGATTCAAATTGTTCAGTTTGAAACTTAGTTAAATCTTTAGGATAAAAAATCATTGGATTGTTATCTTTATCAAAAACAGGAGCTGCATCTAACTTTCTTCTTATTTCAAATTGACCTCCACCATTGTGTCTTAAATAATAATCATCTACATCCTCATCTTCTGATAACTTTTGTTCTATAATATATTTTTTTAATGTTGGCACAGACTCAACACTACCAATAGATTTAAAGGCTTCTATATCTCTTTTAAGATATGCGTAATCATCCACAACTATAATATTTTTTTTAATATCTTCTACGACTTGATCTTTAGCTTTGTTATCATCAATACCATTAATAATATAAATATTATAAAGTTTTCCTGCATAAGATTTTACATCACCAATATTAGTCGCTTTAATTTCACTAAATTTATCTTCAATCGCTTCTAATGTTCTTCTTCTTTGTTTACTTGCGCCTTTAATTAAATTAGATTCATAATTAATTTCAAAATCTTTTGCAGCTTTAATTGCTTGAAAATCATTCATGCCTAATATTTTTTTATTAATAATAATATTTTTATAAAATCTTTCTTGTTCATCAGTGGTGTAAACATTCAATCTTCCAGTTCTGTCAGCAATTTCAGCTGCTTTGACCGCTTGTTTCAATACTGAGGGTATATCAGCAGGAGAGTTAAAAGTTGTCGTTGAGCCTGTATTAAAACCTGATTCAATTAAATTTTTATAAGTAGGTGATACAATTCCATTTCTAGAAAAACCTTGATCTACAAGAGCAAAAGTTGCTTCTGGTGAAAGTTTATTATTTTCTGCTTGTTTAAATAAAACATTTTCAAAAGCCTTAAAAACTTTTTTCTTAGATGTTTTTTTGAATGTTGTATCAATCGTACTATTAGCACCCTTAAGTAAGTTACCAACATGAAAAGTAATTTCAGAAGTTTCTGCAACACCATTTTGTAGTTTTATAATCTTTTTTTGTAACTCTTCTGAATCAATTTTAGATTTATCAGATTGTTTAATGAGTTTTAATGCTGCACCATATTGCTCTCTTGCAATAAGTTTATCTACATCAACCATTAAAGAATCTGTTTCAATTTTTTTTATTGTTTGTGATAGCCAAACCTTTCCAAGATTATGTGTGTTTTCATACTGTTGAGCTAATTCAATTCTTTGTTGTTTCTTTTGATTTTTTATTTCTGGACTTTCTGCTATAGAATATTCATTCGCAAGAGTTGTTTGACCTGTAGAATATACTTCTTCACTTTCTCTTTCAAAAGCACTAAAAGAATTTTTTTTAATATTATAAATATCTTCTGCTTGTTGAGCATCAAGAAGGAGATTTAATCTTCTTTTAACTCTTTTATTTTTTATTTGAGATAATTGTTGTTTTTTATATTCTCCAAAATCTTTTTTGTAAGCATCCACTGAAACAAATTCATCTGAATTATTCTTGTATTTATCAATAATTTTTTGAGATTCAGATTTCATTTCATAAAATTTTTTATTACTTTCTAGTTTTTCATTATTATCCCTTTGTTTAACATAATAATCTTCAGCTGCTTTTCCTAATGGTCTTAATGCACCTGCCACTGTTCTAAATGGAGATACTTGTATATTAGTTGTTACTGAACCTGTTTCTGTCGTAGGTCTTGTTTGTGCTGTGAATGTAGGTATTTTTGGCATTATCCGTATATCCTCATTAGACTTTCTCCTGCTCTTGCATATCCTGCTAGTTCAGCTTGTTTAGCTTCTTGTCTAGCAAGTTGTCCTTGCATACGAGCAAAGTTAGCTTCTTCAAGTTTTTGACTTTGTTCTACTTTAGAATTGTAAGCCATAACTTGTTTTTGTATTTCTGACTGTTCAGCATTGTATCTTAATATTCTTAAACCTGAACCAGATAAATCTGCTCCAGATTTTAAAACTGCTGTTTTTGTTTTACCTTGTAATTGCTCAAAACTTTGCTCAAATCTTGCAATATCAAATTCTAATTGCTCTTCTATTCTATCAGCTTGTTGTTCTTTGACTTGTGCGTTTCGTTCTTGTACTTGTTGATTGTATTTACCAATCGCTTTTGCTTGTCTAGCACCTGCAATATCAAATACAAAACTCATTTAAAATATCCTTGCGTATCTGTTGTGATCTGTTTTATCAAATCCATATTGTTTCATTACTCCTTCATCTTTTAAACCTAACCACTTTGCAAATCTTAATCCTTCTGCAAAGTTAGATCTTACTGCAGTTTGTACTCTCCATAAACTATGTTCTTTGGCAACTCGTGCAAAATCTTTTTTGATTGCACGTGCAACAAGGAGAGGATGTTTCCAAACATTAGCAGTCGCTAACACCCAACCTTCTGCTACACCTTTCCAAAGCGGTTTCATTCCTGCAGCAAAGATAGGTTCATCATTCACCAATCCTGTAAATGCTAAACCTTGTTGTTCTAGTTCCATTGTCTCTCCATCAAACTTAGCATCCTTATCCATGAGGATGTGGTTCATTTGTTGTGATAGTATATATGTGCCATGCGATTTGGTGTAAGGCACAATATATAGTATCTGTTTAGTCATTGGTCTGTAGTTTAGGATATAACGATAAAATCGTTAAAGGTAAAGGTTGAGTTTGTCTTACAAACACAAAACCATCCGTTTCATAGTTACCCCTAAATTCTACTTCCTTATCTCCAGTAAATACGCCTAATCCTGAATCCATTGCATCTGCTGATGATCTGAAAGGAATACGCTCCATATTACTTAAATCTGGTCCTACCTCTACACCAATAGATTCAAACATTCTAATGGTTACATCAAATATTCTTTTTGTTCTTCCTTGCGAAGTTCCATCTTGTGAACCTGCATCTAATCTCATTGTTTGTAATAACGAAGTATAACTTAAACCTACCTTAACTTTTGTAGATGAACGATCTAAAGTAATAGATCCAGAACTTACAGTCTTATCAGGATGTGTTGCACCATTGGCTAAGATAGATACTGATTGACCTTCTAAATGATCTAGTCCTGAAATAGTTGTGGTTGCACTTCCATCATAGTTGAGTTGTGAATCTAAAAAATTAAATGTTGTGTCATCTGTTTCATCAAAATCAAAATTATTTAAGTATTCAACATATCGTCTTGTTACACTATTAATCGTTCTTTTAATAATCACATACACTTGATACTCGTTATCGTCAGTGGGTATGACAGAAACACTTTCACATACTGCATTACCTGAACCAAACACACCGCCAAAAATATGTCTATGCCATGCAGTGACTTGTTGATCTCGTTGATAAGTAAACCCTATTAACTGACCATCATTTCTCACCATCCATAAAATAGAATTTGGTTCTTGTTGATATGCCATTTGTGTGACTCCACCTTCAGTAATGTGTTCTGCAAGGATCGTCATGTCAGGTGCAAGATAACCATCTACATCAAAGTTATATGCAAGTTCTCTAACTTTTCTTTTTGCACGTTGTACAAACAAAGTTGCGTTACCTGCGGAGACTGCATCTAAATTTGCTGCACCATGGTTAGATTGTTTTTTAATTAAAATGTTTGTTGGTGTAATGGCAACATCTGTTCCACCACCTGATACCGTAAACTCACCACCCGCTGTACCAATAATCAGTGTTCTGGTTGCGGTCATAAATCTTATGGCATTCACTTGGTTAGATGCAATCGTATAAATAATCGCATCATCATCTGCAATCGTACCACCTCTGTTTTCATTCATGTTTTCATAATCACCAGACTTTGAAAAGAAAACTGTTTGAGGTTGATCGGTTGTTCCAGCAAATACAAGTCGTTGTTCAAAAAAGGTTACGCAAGTTGGATGACCTGTGGTATCTGAAAATGATCCTAATGCAAAATCTGTAGAGGCAGTTGCTGAACCTAAATCTTCTATAATCTCTACTGTAATATTTGTTGTATCAGCTCTTGCGGTTACTTTCATATAACCATCTCTAAAACGAATTAATCTTCCAACGTCAGTTGCTAAAAAACCACTACCACCATTAATACCTGTCGTTGCACTGGCTACTACCGCAACACCTGTACCGACTGTGTGTGATCCAGGATTTAAAGTTGTCGCTGTAATGTTGTTATCTAAATATGGTCCATCTGTAAAATCAACATCAGCTAAAGTCCATGATGTATGACCTGTTCTTGAAAGTTTTTCTACTTCGTGATTGGGGTGCGTAATATACATAACATCTGCAGACTGTGCAAACTTAAGTTCAAATAATTCTGCTTCTAAATATGGAGTAGATATTTCAAAAACTCTATTTGCTACACCACCAGAAGCATATGCAGTAAAACCTGTACCATTAATATTTGTTCCGTCTATGTTTGTAATCTCAAATGTATTTGTTGTTTTGTTTGCAACTAAATATCTTTTACCATTAAGCTCAGTCATTCCAACTACACCTGAGATTTCTATTTCATCACCATTACTATAACTATGACCTGTTGCAGTGATGACAACTGGATTGGCTTGAGTTGCTCCAGAGATCGTTACATTACCTTCTAAGATTGCACCATTGTCTTTATAAAAACGAATGTATTGATTTCCAAACTCCATCATATACGTTTGTGTTGTAGAAAATTCAAAAGGAATAAGTCTCGTCTTTTTGCTAGAGTCTTTAACCTCTGCAACAAATTGAGTGCCTGATCTTCTCGCTGCAGAACCATGAGGATAGATCACAAAGTTTTCTAAAGTTTTACAAGCTGAAGTATATTTAGATAAATCGTTACGACCTTCTAGTCTTGGTGAAAACTCTCCACCTGTAAAGTTTGTAAGTTGTGCGGCTACCCTTGCCATGTGTTAGAACCTTGAATTAATAAATGTACTTGCATCCATTACATCTGCCATACCTTTATCCCATTGAGTATTCTGACCTTCTGTACTGTCTACAAATCTTGCTTCTTTTAACTTGTCTCTAAATAAATTATACATATTAGCAGTCAAAGGATTAGATGATGTAATCGCATAAGCAATATCTGCAGCGATTGCTGCTGATAATGTTTCTCTTAACAGCTCATCATATTCATTTGGATCTTCTATTCTACCAATGTATAAAATTTTTACTGAAGAATTATCTGTTAATATTTTTCTACCTTCTACTTTGTAATCGGAGTCGTAATCAAGAATGGTGAGCAATCGTAAACAATCTGCAGGGAGGGTATATTGTTTGGTAAATCCCCATGCAGGTGTGTCTGTATCTGCTGCAAGTTGAACTCGTTTTTGTAAACAATTCCAAGGGTGAGATCTGAATACTGAATCTCGTACTTGAGTGTATCGTGCATTACATAATCTTGCATTCTTAGAATCTTCTGTCAATGAAAGGATTGTTGATGCACCCAGTTGGTTTAAAGCTCCATTACAAATATCTACTACTGATGCCATATTGTTGCCATATCTCCTGTTGCGTTAGACCTTGTTCATTTGTCTTTTGCTTGGTTCTACTATTAATATCTTTTTCTTCAATAATTTCAACCAAAGCATATCTATAAACTCTAGTATCGTCTTGCCATTGAAAATGCAATAACTGTTTAGGTTCTTTATATAAACCAAGATTTCTTGGATCAAAATCATTTTTCGTCATCTTTTAATATATATTTACGTCTTAATTTTCTAGGATGTGTAAGTTGTTGCCAGATCTCGTCTGTGGTTCTGCAAGGTTTTAAATTAAAACCATGATGATGTTTTGATGTATGTTCAAAACGATCTACAAGAACGTATCTGTAAATGTGATTGCCTTTTCTAAGATGTATGAATGTTTCTAGTTTTTCTGTTTTTTTCATAAGAAAAGTGGGGGATTGCTCCCCCACTTCAAACTACTATTAGTTTACTACGTATGAAATATTCCAAGACATTGTTCCAGCAGTACCACCTTCAGCTGCCATTGTAGCAGCGATGTAGTAGTAACCACCTGGATCAGTAGTGTCTCCAGCTAATTCATACATTTTTTTACCAGCAGTGTCGATGTTAGCAGCTTCAAATCTAACGTCTGCCATTGCACCAGCATCAGCTACTGCAGTTGCAAAGACATCTTCATCTTTAACTGTTCCATCTGTAGTATATATTCCAACATTGAAAGTACACGATCCGCCTAATGTGTCTGAACCAATAAATAAACTTGGCACAGCAGCATTTGAAGGAATCGGTGCTAACATGACAATATCGTCATCATTACTATCACCAGCGGCTAATTCAACTGTTCCATGAGCTGTTCTAAGAACGCCATGTAATTCAGCAGAATTGTTTGCAACTTGAGGGGATGCCTCAAAATTTGCAACTAGGTCTGTATTTTTAGTTCCCATAACTTTTTCCTCCTATTACGCTTCGTGAGCTTGGATTTCAACTACCTTCTCTTCTTCCATTCTAGTAGCACCGAAAGACGCACAGTAGTAAACTTGAGTAGCATAACCTTTGTCAGCTCTCTCATCTATTCTTGCTGTTACATCTTTACCGACACCCAAAGCGATTCCGTCTTGAGCGAATGCGATACAAGATCTTTTAGAAGATGCGATTGATAGTCTGTTTGATACAATAAAATTAAAACCTAAGAATGAATTTACTTCACCATTAGCTAATGCTTTTACTGTATTGAAGTCACTTGAAGTCACTTCAGTTGTACCTAATAAGTCAGTGACCTGTCTTGGCGATACAATGATGTGTCTTGGAATTGAAGGATCAACACTTTGTAAATCAAGTTTTTCTTTTGCAGTTCTTAATTTAGCAATTGTTAAACCATCTGTACCTGACTCAGTTATCTTCTGTGCAGAAGGTAACGCAGTTGATGTACTTCCAGTTTCACCAGTGAACGCTGTTCCAGTTGCAGCACTGATTATTTCGTCATCCATTGCTCTACCCATAGCGAAAGCTGCAGCTTGAGCATAAGATGATGTAGGATCAATTAAAAGTCTTACTTTGTCTTGATCGTCAATTAGGTCAGCGAATTCATAATCCACAAGAGATACTCTTCTTCTTGCATGAGGAGTGTCAATTTGTGGAGTGTCTGAATGTCTGCTTGTTCTTTTCTGAGCTGTTACTGCTCCTACTTGGTCAAAGAACGCATTTTTACCTACGACACTTTCAAGACGAACTTTGTCTCTTAATAACGATCCCATTTGTTGAGATAGCATTTGAATGTTAGCAGAATACTGCTGTACAAATGCTGTTGTTACTTGTGTAGACATATTTGTCTCTCCTTATTTGTTATCGTTTGTTTGAACAAAACAGAGAGGTTCTCCATCGGAATTGATAGGCATCTCTTGGATTTAAAGTCTTTTAGACTAGAAGTCTATCCCTTCTTGCCAGTGGGGTTCTTGCGAGTTGTCCCACGCTTAGTTACCCATTTATAGTATTCGTCTGCGATTGGCAAGGGGTTTTGTTTTTGATATTCTGTTCCACATTCCTTAACCAATCGCAAAACTTCTAATCTAAGTTCTGTATCGTTTAAATGACTATTTTCCGCCATTAATCATCTCTCTCATGGTGTAGACTTGTTGTACAAGTTTATCGTGATCTGGATGACCTTTATTCCAATAAGGTCCTGATCTATCATTTACAATCTTAGATATTTCAGATTCTAAATCTCTACCTTGATCTACTGTTTCAGATTCAGTTGTAACAACTTTATCTTCAGATAAAAGTCCAGCAATCTTAGCAAAACCTTTAATGACATCTGGATGATCTCCAAGTCTTGTTCCATCTTTGAGTTGCATATCTAATACATCACCAGACATATTGGCTTTTGCAACTGATGCAGCTTTGTTAATATTTGCTTCATACTGTTTACCCCACTCTTGTCTAAGCTGTTGTTCAGCTTGAGCTTGTGCAGTTTCAGTATCTACCTTTAATTGTTGCACAGTGTTCTCAGAGTTTTGTTTATAAAAATCTAATATCGCTTGTGCTTGTTTTTCATTTAAACCTGTTTTGTGAGCTACCTCTGCAAATGCTTTCATTGCATTTTCATCTACAGGTGCAACTTCAGATTTAAAATCAAGTTTATATTTTTCAGCAGACTCTGGTCTACCTAGTTTATCATAAACTTCATTCCATGCTTCTTCAGTAGAGTTATTGTTTGGAACAATCACTTTATCTGAACCAATCATTCGTGTTGCATTAATATATGATTTTGCTAACGCATCTATTTCAGTAAACTTTGAAATGTTTGGATCGTTTCTATATTCTTCAGAAATCGTTTCTTTCCAAGATTTTGCGGTTTGTACTGTACTATCGGTTGTTGATGATACTAATGTATCTGTTGTTTTTGTCTCTGTAGATGTTTCGGGTTGTGGTGTTGTCTCTACAGGCGGAGTGTTACTCTCCGTTATCTGCTCGTTTGACATTTTCATTTTCCTTTTGCAGCATTGATTTTATAAATAGAAGAACGCTGCGTTGTCCTTCCATATATGCACTTTCATGGCTATCGCCTTTAATATTGGTAGTAGACCAAAAGTGACATCTCTTTTCAAGATCTTCCATGACACGTTTGCCTTGGTCAGATCCAAAAACTATTTTATATATTTCTCTTAGTTGTTTTATTTCTTTTATCATTATTCAGTTTCTGCATTTGCTATTGCTTTGGCTTCATCAGGCAATGCTTTAGCGAGTGGTGCTATCTTTCCTCCTGCTTCTGCAACTTGTTGAAGTTGTTGCATTTGCATCGTCTCTTGTTGCTGCTGTTCTTTTTGTTGTCTTTCAGCATTGACTTGAGATTGAGGTTTTAAAACTTTTTGTGGTACACCAACAATATCCATTAAATGTCTAACCAGTTTATCAAAGTTTACATAATCAAATACAGGTGCAACATTTGCAATAGATCCCATGATTTCAATACCACGCATGATGGCTTGTAACTCTGTAGACTTTTGAGCTTTGGCAAGAGGAGAAACATATTCAATTTCTACATCTCTTCCTGCTAAAAATTCTGGTGCAGGTTTAAACATATTTTTTCTAAGTAAAATATTAAACGCTCTATCAATAAGTGGTTTTAATAACTCTGATTGTAATCTTCCTAATACAGGTCCTAACAATCTCATTTTCTCTTCGTTTCTTTGTATCACTTCGGTTGCTGTCATTTGTGGACCTTGTTGCATCATTAACTGATTGACATAGAATACATTACGAATTGCGTTTCGTCTTTGCTCTTCCATATTTAATCCCAGTGGATTATTCGCACCGATATTTAAAGGCTCTATTCTGTCTCGTGTTCCTGATCTGTAAAAGTTCAATCCGCCAGGGACAGTTCTTACAGGTAAAATAAATCCGTCATCAGGAACAAGTAAAGGGGGGTCTACTTGTTTCTGTGCGGCTTTAATTGTTGTCTTTGACATTTCATTTAACATCTTGACATCAGGTAAAGCTGTCATTGCTGGAGATCTTCCATAAATTTCATGCGATGCTTTTAAGTATCTTGGCACAACAAATGGAAACTCTCTAAATCCAGATACTGATAACTCTTCGCCTTTTCCTGTCATGTATACTGATTCAAAAGGCATATTCTTTTGATCTTGTTTTCTGACATCAAAGTCATCTCTTGGATAGATTGCGTGAATAATATCTACTTCTTCGTATGGATTCTTTTTTTGTAAAACTTCAAAGTCAGGATTTGTTCCAAACTTTTGTATTGCTGCTCTTGCAGACATTTTAAATTTTCTAAAGACTGTATCTATTCTACCTTTATCATTTTCTGCAATATAGATTTCATTGATGTGTCGTGTTGAAAATTTTAATATATCATCTTCATCTTCTTCAATAAACATTGCTGCCGTACCAAAGGTAATCAGGTCATGGTACAATTCAAAAATCTCTTGTTGAAAGTTTGATCTATTGAATGCAACATACATTTGTTCAGTTGCAGACTCTAACCATTCTTTTGCTTCATCTTCAAATTCCATTTCTTCTTCTTTAAAACGTAAAGAGAACCAAGGAGTAGATGGATTAGTTAGCATTCCATGAAGTGATGCTGCAAGTAATTCTACAGCTTGTAAAGGTGAGCTGTCAAAGATAAGTTCAGTTCGTTTATCACCTCTTGATCTTGTTTTGGTAACATCTGCTTTTCTTGGCATCATGTAATCTGCAACTTCCTGCCAATGCGTTTCCCAATTTTGTCTTTGAGCTTTTAGACGATCATATCTTTTCAGTAATGCTTTTGTTAAATCTGTTTGTGCCATTATTGTCCTAATAAACTTCTACGACCTAGTGTTGCTGTTTGTTCTTCTACACCTCTAGGTCCAGTTAGTATGGTTGCAGATCTTCCTCTACGTTTTGTTTTTCTATCTATACCATATCCTGTTTGATCCATTGCAGTTGCTTGTGAAACTTCTGCTTGAGTTGGTGCAGGAGTCGGTGGAGCTGGTGGTGGGGATGGTGGTGATGGTCGTCTAATTACTCCTCCCATACTATTCTCCTAATAAAGTTTTTCTGCCAACTTCTGCTTCTTCTTCAATACCCATTGGTCCAGTTAATATTGTTGCTCTTCTTCCTTTTCTTCTTCTCTCCACTGATGCTTGTTCCTGTTGTATTCTTTCTTTTTCTTCAGCGGAAAGCTCTGCTGATGGTGGCTCTGGTGCGGGTTGCACTGGAGGTAGTGGTGGCATTTTTGGCGAAAAGATTGAACTCATATTTATAAAATCCTGTATTCATTATCTGCTACACTTTGTGGAGCGGATTGTCTAGTATTTAGTTCTTGTAGTCCTACAGCAAGATACCTCATAGCATCACAAGCGTGAGAACTCCAATCGTGTACAGGCTTTGATCTAAACATTCTGTTTTTATCAATATACTTCCTGTGGTAATGTCTTAACGCATCTATGAGTTTTTTGCAATGATCTACGTCTATCCAGCAACGAGGTAGCAACATACTGGTTGCGTGTATTCCATCTTCTAGTGGGAGTTTCGGTACGACTTTGAACCTGATTCCTAATTGATAGGCGACCTCTCTTCTTGTCTTACCATTGCCAAAATCAGTCACTTCTATATCATGGGGAGCATAATGATCTTGGTAAACATAATCCTTTTCTTTTACGAGCTGTACAAAAAAAGGTAAACCTTGACCACGTTCTTCTATGTAATCTATAACATTAATGCTTCTACCTAATTGCTGCCAAAAGATAATTGCAGTATGATCGGATACTCCTAGATCCCATGCGGTAAAGACTGGCAAGGAAGGATCGTAAGGCACACGAGCAATCTGGCGTTTGTTTTCCATATCTGCGATTTGTTTTCCGTAGATCGCACCTTCAATGTTTGCAATCCAATCACATTCAAACTCTTGCTTAAACTTGTTATCTCCCATCACTTGCTTAGCCTTTTCTAGTTCATCTGGGTCTACAATGTTTGTATCTGATGCTTTGGCTTTGTACTGAAACCAATCCTCTGCACTTTGTGCATGTC